TCCTCTGTTTACAATTTCTTTTTCGTTACTCTTTAACTGTAGTTTCTTTAAGATTTTACTAACTGCAAAAAAGTCGTTTAAATTAAGTTTTCTCATTTCCTCTTTCCTTTCAATTATTTAGGGTACTTAATGTATGAAATGTACTCAGTGGAGTCCATAGTTGCTGTCCAATGCGCTCTAAAAGTAACAGGTAATACTAATTCGTTCTTATCGTTTAGCTTCATGTCTATGCCGCCATCAGATAAAGCGTTCTTAATATACGCCTGTGCTAACTTTGTACTGCCCGAAACAGGAGCCACTAAACAGATATTGGTAATATAGTCTGTACTTTGAATAACACCCTTTGAGTAGATTGTCGTGAATGTATCGGTTGAAGTAGTCCAGTAGTTATAACTAACCGTCAGTTCTTGAGTTGATGTTAAGCGAGTTTGACCGATAATTTTCAAGCTGGTTCCAGTACTTGAAGCTACAGCAGTAACCGTAGTCCATGTGCTCTCTTCTACTCCACCCTTGAAAAACTGCATTGAATTTCTAATAGGTTTATGCAATAGAGTAAACGTCTCTCCTGAAGTTGCAGTAGTTCCTATACCTGCATATTCTACAGCATAACTTTTTTGCGTACCTGTGACTGTAGAGCCTAACACAATTTCTCTAAAGTTATCACCGGACATTTCTTTCAAATTGACCGATAACTCAGCCGCTCTTGATACAATTCTCTTTAGTCCTTTGTAGTTGGGACCATACTTATTATCTACAGTGATCTCTCTTACTTCTTCTGTTTGTTTAAAGGAATTACCGCCATCGGTAGCCCCCAAGATTCTCTGTCCTGCAATCCCGTAGTTAATATAAACCACACCAGCGTCAAGGATTAAGTTATTAGCTGTCCCTGTGCTTACTGCGGTAATTAACTTGCCATAATTAGCCATTATTTTCCTCCTAAGTCGTTAAATAGGCTTTTACTAAATATTTCAATTCCCTACCTTGAAATTCATCATCTGAAGGTAAGGTAATCCGATTAATTCGATACGTGGTAAAGTTGATGCCTGTAGAGTTGTAATTACTTCGATTTAGTTTATAATCAACATTCTGTGCTAATGTTTCAACACCTGAAGAGTTATAAGATTTATCCCAGCATTGAACTTCTAAAACAAAATCTTCTCTGTGTTCATGATCATTTGAAGTTGGTAATTTAAAATGTACATATGGATAGGTAGCTGTTTCAGGTACTTGACCACCATAAACACTTGAAGTAGTACAAGCGTCTAATAAAGAGTATAAAGCTGCTTTTAAAGTCTGTACTGTTGTCATTCAGAATTTTCCATTGGTTCTTTCCAATCCTCAGCATGATAATTACTTTTTGTCCTACCTGCATCGAACCATTTCCATTTAAACACTCCAAGTAGTTCAATTAATTTGAACATATTGTTCATGAACGCTGTTTCTAAAAATGGCATAGCTGGCATATCTTCTTTAGCGATATTGTGCTGTATAGCGTAGGATATTGAAGTTTGTTCTTTCTCTGTCATTCCTTTAAATTTTCTGCTTACCCATTCAGTTAGATTTTTTACTGATGTCCAGTGAGCTTTAGCGCCTTTCTCAATATAGATTGCGTATTCTAAAGGTGTGCCGATTCTGACCGAGTCTTTATCAACTACATACGTGATCGAGTTAGCTAAGTTACCTGTATCGTAAGCAGGAAAAGAACCACCGCCTCTATGAGGTTTAGGCTTTGATAATTCATCCTTAGCGTCACCTTGCACCAATAAACCAGCTTCAGTCAATAAGTATTCCTTAAACTCATCTAACTCTTTAGCAGCTTTAGGTAAGTTGTTAATTATCACTCTGTAACCTCTACACGCTCTAAATATGCCTTCTTGTATCCTATATCTGTAGGGTATCCTGACATTTTGTTTTCAATGCCTTTAATCAAGTATTCTTCTGAATTAAAGTACACTCTATCATCTGAATTTGGCTCAGTTGATAAATAAAACATTACATGAGATACATTCATGGGCAATTTTTCTCTCCTAAACTGTTCACTTGCTGACATAACCCTTATACAGCCTTTAATCGTTGCTTGGGTTGACCAAGTCGGTACTCTTTCCCCAATCGTATTCGTTGTGTTTGTTTTTCTTTTTATCGTTATTGATTGGGTCAGGTAGTCCTTTACACACATGGCTTAAATACTCCTTAGTGTTCTTAAACTCTTTACCACAGACCGAACATTTATAAATTATCATACGAATCCTACCTTTCTGTAGGGATTTAACAGAGCTAACAAAGGATCTGATACTGTGTTTCCGTAGCTTACTGAGTAATCACCTAAGCTTTCACTCATAACACCTGTAATATTACAAGAATCTGATTTGATTTTACGTGCTATGTATCGTTTAACGCCTAAAGGCATATCTGTATAGTATGAGGTACTCCCTGCTGAGGTTTCAACTAAAAAGTCATCATTACAGTAAGTCTTTACGTAATCTTCCAATAAGGGTAATTCAGCACTTATGAATGAATCCAAATCGGTACTCGTTGTGCGTATTAGAGTCTTTACTTCATTTAAAGTCATGAATACCAAGCCCTTGTTTCTCTAACATACAATGAGCAAGTAACCGCACTGGATAGGTCATATAAAGCAAACACTTCTTGATAGTGTCCCGGGTCAAAGTTCATACTAACTTCACTTCCGGAACTCAAGACATACCCTACCCCTGTACTTAGTGTTGAGGTTAATGCTATAGTAATTATATGAGTAGTAGGGTTTTGGATAAACATTGACCCTCTATAATGCCCGTCTGTGCTTGATGTAGCATATAACTTTTTAGCACCAGTAGTTGAAACTGTTACTATAGCTTCACTGGCTTTAGCATTTATTAATCTGCTACATTCTAAAAATACGTCATAATGTTGTGACATAATAACTCCTTAGTAGTCATTGTTATTCCATATCTTGTCTACTTCACTCATTGCCATTTGAGCGCCTTTATACTGTTGTCTAACTGCTTCATTATGAATTACTGCTTGTTCAGCATCTTTCTCACGTTGGTTAATTACTGCTTTCATTGAGGCTAGTTTTTTTCTCCAAGCGTCTTCTTTAACGTCTTCTAATCCGTAAAGGAAATTTGATCTCAATAAATCGCAAGTGTCAGGTAAGTACATATTAATGCCTCTGCCCTCTGCTATTCCCATAAAATACTCACAACTTGGTCTTTGGTGTTCGTATTCTGAGCCTACGGCCATGTCTACGCCGTATATACTTATATCGGTATATTGTTGAGCGATTGCTAAAGCTATCATATAAGAGATAGTATTCGTGAAATAACGGGAACACTTCAAATAATTAACCACGTCATCAATAGGGTACTTAACTGAAGCAGGAAAGATATCATAATGATCTTTCATATATAGAGGCATTTTCATTTCGCTTAACGCTTTAAAATGAGCCTGTACTGCTTTCTTGTCTGCCCTATTAGCTAAAAACTCAACTGAATGAATTTCAAACCACGCTGAAAAACGAGAGAGGGGAACTCCCTGTAATTGTCTATACAGAGAGTTGATTCCCCACATCTCCCACGATTCATCTTCAAACGGTGCTTCTTTTAAATGTGGAGCATAACCTAAAATGCAAACTTTTCTTGGTTTAAGTTCTTTTACTTTTTGAACTTCATTTACATTTTCTTGTGTCGCATTAGCGATTTTTCTCATTAATCTCCCCTTTAAATTATTTATTAGACTAAGTTAGCCTGAGATACATACAACAACGCCCCGATAGTTAAATTAGTACTTGCAGCATAACCAGTGGAATTGCCGATAATAGACGTAAATGCAAATCTATAATACGGATCACCCGGATTAAATCCATCAGTAGTACTGGCAGCTATTTGAGCGTAATTAGCACTATCAAACGGCCCTAAATGGAAACCTGTTATAGTATCACTGGAAGTAGTCAGCATGTAAAGCGTTTTGTCTGCAGTAGTTCCGCAACCAAAATCACCAGTACTGAAGACCATTTTAAGTCCAGTTCCATCATAATCCGTAGTTCCTGAAGACGTTGAAGTAGTCAGCATATAAATATGAAAATCTAACAATTCATCCTTATCTGCTTTACATACAAACGTCTTAGTAGAGGTAATTGCAACCCCTAAATCTTTCACATAACTGTTCCTCACCTTTGAGGCAATTGTTACTTTAGTTGCAGCCATTTATATCCTCCTTAAATTGTCGTTTCGGCAACTCTGGTAGCAGTAACCCTAAGTAAGCGGTTAGCGTCCAGAACTTTATAGCCGTAAACGTGCAATCCTCTCATAACATCTTCAAATCTTGTAGTGCTTCTATAGCCTTCTACATTTAAAATCTGTGAAGCATACGCAATAGCTGAAGTGTGACCAGCCATCCATTCATCAGCAGGTACAGTAGCCGAAGCAGTAACATTAGTTAAGTTGTTACTTACATAAATTTTAAGTCCGAACCAATCAGTAATAAACCCAGCTTGTTTGCTGAATAAATCTGAATTGTCAGTCTTGCGTATAATCCCTGCTAACTGTAATGTAGCAGCTCCCCAAGGAGTCATCACTACCCAACGTCCATCTCTGGGAACGTTCTTTTCATCAAGTCTTTGATTAATCATCGTCAAAGTTGATAAGATAGTAGCAGAGCTTACACTTGCGGTAACTGTCTGTCCACCTGAAGCATATAAACCAGCAATCGCAGTATCAGCATCATTAGCTACAGCATAAGCAGCCTCACGCATAGCAGCATCTAATGCTTTGGGTTTATTTTGAGCTTTATCAACATCATCAATAGCAAACGCCCAAGACTTTGCTTTATCAATCACTAACGTTAAACTCGCAGCACTTAAATGCTCCGGAGTAACCGTGCTTGAGTTCTTAGTGTAATCACTTAGAGTCAATGCACCAATTTGGGAAATCTTTACAGAATCACCAAAATTTTTAATCTCACCTTCATACTCTGTGTTTACACAATTCTCAAATACTTGAGCTTTATGTAAATTGTCGTATAATCTTGCAGCCCATATTCTCGGGTTCAAGTTGTCTAATGACATTCGAGCCTCCTATTTTTCTAATACTTTACTAACATTGTCCCAATTAGCGTTAATCTCAGCAATTGACATTGTGTTAATACGCTCTTTGGTCAAACCTTCACTACTTGAGTTAGGAGATCTTGAATTATTTTGAAATTTAGCTTCTACAGCCTTATTAATCGCAGAGTCCCATTCTTTTTTGAACTCTTTGACACTTGTTTTCAAACTCTCTTCATCCTCACCATGCACATACTTTTTGAACTTTGTATCAATCCCATTCTCTGCTAATAAATCATTGGCAATAAGCTCCAATTCCTTGTTTCTCAATGCCTTAGTTTTAGATAACAGTTCATCTTGAGCTTGTTTCAGTTCAAACTCTTTTTTCTCAGTCTCTGACATTTTTAACGTCTCAACTTCTTTGAGTTTCTTTGAGTATTCACTGCGTACTTTATCTGCAGC